TGATGTCCTTGCCAAGACCAAAACAGGGTACAGCGCCAGCCGCACCAATTACATGACGCAGCTGGTGCTGGAGCGAATCACCCAGACCCGCGCCGAGTCTTATTCCAATGCAGCAATGGCTTGGGGTACTGAGCAAGAACCCTTTGCTAGAGCCTCATACGAGGCACAGACGGGACAGATGGTTGAAGAGGTGGGGTTTATACCTCACCCCGATATTGAGGCCGCTGGAGCCTCGCCTGATGGCTTGGTGGGTGATGATGGAATGGTGGAGATCAAATGCCCAGCATCCAGCACTGCCCTTGAGGTTTGGCTGTCTTTTTCCCAAGGCGCAAACCCTGTTGACCCAAAATATTATGCCCAGATGCAGTGGCAGATGCGTTGCGCTGATCGCTCTTGGTGTGACTATGTTGTATTCGATCCAAGAATGCCAGCCAAAGCGCAGTTGTTTGTGTACCGAGTTGAGCGCAATGCAGACTGGCTCAAGATCACCGAAGAAGAAGTCCTAAAGTTTTTGGCAGAAGTAGATGCCAAAGTAGCCGCCCTTAAATCAATAATTGGAGAGTAAAAATGTCGAAAGTTAGCAAAGAAATTTCCTGCATCGTTGGTGAATATCGCAACAGCGAAGGCCAAACAAAAAAGCGTTATCAGCGAATCGGCTCTGTGATTGAGACTAAAAGCGGTCCAATGCTCAAGCTCGATGTCATCCCGCTGCGTGAAGGCGGTTGGGATGGCTGGGCATACATGAATGACCCAAAGCCGCAAGACCGCCCGAGGCAGGTTGACCAGCTTGACGATGACATGAACTTTTAAGGAACTAACATGAACGCAGCCAGCATTGAAAGTAGCGACCGCCTGAATCGTGTGCTTGATCTGCTGTCTCATGGTGGTGAATTCACTACCTTGGACATCATCAAAAGCGCCAATGTCTGTGCAGTGAATAGCATCATTGCAGAACTCAGACAAAACGGCTTTGACATTAACTGTCAGCGAAGAGGTGATAAGTGGTTTTACAAATTGGAGGCAAAATGAAACTTACACAGCAACACCTAGACCAAGCTCGCAGCCTGCTCATAGCTTTTTGCGGAGCTGCCGTTTTAGTCGGCATTGGCGTAATTTTTCTTTTAGTTACATTTAATGTCTTGGTGAAATGATGTTCAAGTACATGTGGACTGAATTTAGGTCAACGCTCAAGATGCTGCCACCAGCACAAACCGCCATGCATGAGTTACTGCATGCGGAGCATGATTTATTAAGGGCAGAGGCTGGCGTGGAATACGCACAAGCAATGGTCACTTGCCAGAAACAGAGGATCAAGCGTTTGAAGGCGTATCTTGGCAAGACTGAGGAGGTGGCATGAAAACAGTATGCGATACGGGCAGAACGCTCTGCCCTCACAAGCCACAGTGTGACCACCTTTGCCACTTCACGGATGCTACGCTTGAGACTCGCAAGATCGCGCCGTATCCTATCGTGCCTGCCGACATCGAACCCGTGTCAGACACCTGGCAGATGATCGGCAGTGTTGTGGTCGGCTTTGTGCTGGTGGCGTTGATGGTGGTCTGCTTGCTGCTGTTCTTTACGGGCATTTGGATATGGAGTTTACTGATATGACACAAGAAGAAGTAATCCGCATGGCGCGTGAGGCTGACCCTAAAGCCAACCTTAGTGAGCCGTATTGTCTTGACCACGAAACAAGGGCGTGGCTTGAACGCTTTGCCGCCCTTGTCGCAGCAGCAGAGCGTGAGGCGTGTGCTGATTTGTGCTACCAACTGGTAGACAACTCACGCGAAACTCGTTTTGCTACAGCCATCCGAGCAAGGGGACAAGCATGACCAAAGACGAAGCACTGAAGCTGGCGCTGGAAGCGCTGGAACATGCCGCGTATTGCGTTCAAAAGAATTATTGCCCAGACAAGATGGGCCACGATTGGGATGACACCATCGCCTCAATTAAAGAAGCCTTGGCACAGCCAGTGCAGGAAGCCGCAGCATTTATTGCAGCAGAGGAGCGTAAGCGTGAAGAGCGCTATGGGTATTTTCCCAAGCTGCACCCAAGCGAGTACATGGATGAGCCAGCGCAGCGCACATGGGTAGGGCTGACGGATGAAGACATAACAAAAATTGATCAAGGGTTATATCCAACTTGGAAAGACGAAGTTCAAGCCGTCGAAGCAAAGTTAAAGGAGAAGAACACATGACAACTGAAACATTGAAGCCAGCGCAGCCGGGTTGGCGTCTTGTGCCGCTTGTGCCGACTGACGCAATGCAGGTTTTTGTTCACAAACAGGCTTGGATAAATGCGGTTAACGCAGCACCCCTGGCAGTGCAGCCAGAGGAGCGCAACTTCTGCCAACGATGCGGCAAGCCTGTTAACTTGACCACAATTCACACATGCACACCACCGGTTGCAGCCGACCCAAAGGCTTTTTACGGATTTCCTCAAGGGTCGGTAAGTACGCCAAACGCAGGCGGCAAATGCGTGACTGCTGGAGAGACAGCACCCACTAAGGCGCTACGCAAATGGCCGAGTCCCAGCGCGGTCAATGATAAGAGCCTGACGGCGCGGTGAAGGGCTGATGCTCACATGCGTCCATGCATCAAACTCACGGATTACTTGATCAAAAGGTAGGTCAGAGGCCACCAAAGCCCGTACAACTTGATCTGGCGTCATGCCTGGCACCTTGAAGTCAGCAGCATAGCCCAAGCGGTGCTGGCTGGTGTCTTTGCTGCCCACGCTGTCATTGACTTGCTTGGATCGGAAAGCGCTGTTGATCATGATTGGCTTGCCGTCCAGCAGCGTCTTGACTTGCTCTAAGAACTCAGCAAGTAGCACCAAGTTTGCCATTTCTTTGTCATTAGGCGTATTGTCAAACTGCCGGTGGCTAGTGTGCGTTAATTCTTCCAGCGTAAAGTGTTCAGTGAGGTTCATTGCATGCCTTATTTAATTGCAGGAGCTTTAGAAAGCAGATCAGTTTTGGCTTGTGAGCCAGCAGATGAGCCAAAATAGTAAGCAATAATTCCAGTCCAAGCAGTAGACAGACTGCCCAGCATCATCAAAATGGTGGGGTTGCTGCCGTCAACTTTGCCAAACATCATCATGCCCAAAATACCAAAAAAACCGACAGTGATGATTGCAGCCAGAGCAGGCGGCACGATTGATCTTGTCGCAGCTTGCATGTCACGCGCAGACTTGCGGTCTTCTACAGACAGCTTTTCAAAGTTAAGGCCAAGTTCTTGCGCTTGCTTTTGCAGTTCAATCTCAGCAATTTTGACTTGAGCAATCTGCTCTGCTGACAACTTGTTGTTGGAGATTAGGTCGCCCACCTTGTCAGGGTCAACGCCGATTGCTTTTGAGATAGCAGACACAGCCATGCCAGCCAATGGGCCACCCATTGCCGTGGCAATTGTTGGTGCAATTTGTTTTAACCAATCCATTACTGTTTACTCCTTGAAAGCATGGTTGCTGCGATTTGTAACATGGCACGAGTGCTGTCCATGTCCTCTGGCTGGGTCGCCCATCCAACCGTGATCTGGCCGACAAAGCGCCCTGGCTCCGGCGGGACGCTGATGCGGCAAGTGTAGGCCACGCCCTTGGCGATGTACCACAAGCCCATCTCCGACTGCGCCGATTTGTATTCGCTGCATGGGATTTCGTTTGCCATCAGCTTGACAACATCACTGTTGTTGGCCGCGTTCTGAGTGAACAGCCCCACGTCCAGGCCGTCATTGGTTTTGTCCCTGCCGTTCTTGCCATAGGCGCGGTACAGAACCCGAGTGCCGAACATGCTGTTGACTTTGAAGACCGCCACCACCAGCGCACCGGACTGCTTGAACAAGTGCGCTGCTGCATCCTCCACCCGATCCTCTGCAATCGTTGGAATCTTCTTGGACTCCTTGTAGGCGCCGATCAGCAGTTCTTGGTTTGTATATACAAAGTACCCAGCAAAGGTCAGGACTGCCATCAGCACCAATGCGAACAGGCGAAATGGACTGGACACATAGGTCAGAATTTTGTCAACCAGTGCAAGGCGTTCATCTGCCATAGTTCACCTGCGCTGCTCAAGAATGCCAAAGGTGAAATACAAGATCACCCCAAGAATCGACAGTAGGACAAGCGCTACCAGCACGATCTCAATGACCTCATCAACTTCTTTCTTGCGCTTTTCAGCAGCCTCACGCTCACGCCGCGCATCATGGGCAGACTCCACATCCAGCGCCGCTGCTCTGGCCTTGATACGGCTCCACACGTCTATTTTCCCAGCTTGCATAAACAGGAGCTGCAACTCGTCCTCGAAGCGTTTGGCTTGGTCGAGCGCCATTTCAATCTGAATGGCAGTGCCCATGCTGGACTTTGACTTTTTGGCCTGAACGACAGCTTTTGTCGCAGTGGACTTGGCATCGAAGTACTTGCCCAGCACAGGCCCAAGGCTGGATACGTCGTCGACGGTCTTTGAAACCTTCTTGATCAGCGCAACTGCTGCCTGTATGCCTGCAAGGGCGCTTATGGGATCAATCACTTTCCGCTACCTTTTTAGGTTCAGGTTTGCCTTTTTCCCGCCATTGCAAGCACCAGACCTCTTTGCGATCAGATGACCACGACCACCTCACGCACTCAAAAACTGGCGAAGGTGCTTGCGCCACTGGCAATGGTGGCGGCAGCGCGTCCATGACTACATCAGAATTTTCTTGAGCATTTCGGCAGCAAAGCCTGGACCAAGCAGAGTGACAGCAATCAGCGCATAAAGAATGTACT